GTGACTTCTTTGTCCAACGCCTGTTGTCTGTGAGTGCGCGCCTGCGCTGCCACCTGAGCCTCAAGGCTTTGGAGCCGCTGATCGCGTGGGTCCGGTTCCTGCTGCCACTCGTCTTCGTAAGAAGACGGGGTGGGCTGCTGGGACTGGTTCTCCACACCGAATGCTTGCCCCAAAGCCGTCAGCGTCCCCATTGGATCAGACTCCAATGCGGTCACGATGGCTTCGGCTTGTTGTAGACGCTCACGTTCGGATGCCAACTCCTGCGTCTTACGGGTGTAATCCGCCTGTCGCTGGTATCCGTCGCGAAGTTCGCTCAGGGTGACCTGACGTTCCTCACCGTCAATCTTGACGGTGTGGTCACCGGGTTCCGTTGCTACTTCTGATGGCACCACCGGGGTGTCCGCCATAGCGGGTTCTGGTGATTCCGTGTTTTCTGGCACTTGGCCTCCTCGGGAGTCCGCGAGGGTTGCTCCTAATAGACAGCGCGGGGGTGTCCCACGTTGTGGTTATAACGCTGGCAGTTCCAAACCCATTTGGCCTTGGAGTTGTGCCAACAACTCGGGTGGTATCCCACCCGTGGGCGCAAAAGCGCCTTCATCGTAGAGGGGAACGCCCCCACCCGGGGGGAGAACGCCGCCACCGGCGGGGGGAGGTGCCGCCGGTGGCGGGGGCGCCTCTGGGGCGCCTTCCGCGGCTGCCCCACCTGCGGGTGGGGGCAGCGGCGGCTGTTGAGTGACGAACCGTTCCGGGTCGGTGATGCCAAACCCGTCCTGAAGTATATGCACAGCCAGAGCCGCCGGGTCGATGACTCCGGCACCGATCAGCGGCGCCACAGCCTGCATCAACGAAATGGCCTGCTGTTTGCGAATCGTGTCATTCAACGGCTGCGTAGATCCAGCCACCACCGCGAAATCATATTCTCCGGTGATGTCCTCCCGTGTGTACGGCACCCACAGGCTGTCACCTCCACGTTTCGATACGCGGGCCATCTGGTCGCCTGTCATGTACTGCTGCATCAGTTGGACGACGCGACGCCCGATCACGGCAATAGCCAGTTCGATGATCGCCAACTTGTCAGCCGCACGAGCGTTCTGAGCGTCGGCGATGATCGACGCTTCGGTGGCTGTGCGCCGGATCTCCGGCATGGCCCCCCGGGCGTACTCCGATACGCCCGACACCTGCATGATGTCCGCTTCGATAATGTCGCTGTACTGGTAAATCTCCGGGGAGATTTGCACCTGCGGCATGGGGACGACAACTTCGCTCAACGGCTTGTTCTCGTCCACCACAGGCACCATCCGACTGTCTTGGTCGGATTCCAACGCCTCACGGCCCTCAGGGCCGAACGAACGCTCATGGTACAGGTACTTGCGGGCATATCGTTTACGGTCGTTCATCAACTGGGTTCGGGTCTTATCCAACTCCAACTGCAACGATTCGATGGGTTCCAACTCGCCCAGCGGGTAGAAGTGGTCCGGTACGTCATAGTTGCGGACCATCACGAACGGCTGACCGTACGCGTAGGGCATGGGTGCCGGGTCGATCAGGAATCCCTGACCGTTCTCGGCGAACACGCTCATCGTGTTCCGGGCGATGTCGTAGAACTCCCAGATGACGACACGATCATCGGGGGTGTAGTACTCGCGCTGATCCTCAAACACGTGGTCGTAGCCGGTCAACACCCGGGCGTCGGCCGACAACTCGGAGCGCGTGGTGCGCTTGTACCGGGTGTCGGACTTAGCGTCCTCCAATGGTCGCACGATCCGCTGGGCGATCCACGTCATGTCCGCTTCGCACGTCGCCTCAGGGTCAAGCAGAATGTCGAACGGGGAGACTCGCTCCACGAACGGCTGGTCTTCAACGACCATCATCTGCGTTTCAGGGATATTAGCGGCCATCTCCTCTTCGGTGGGCAACTCGGCAGCGAACTCCGGCATCTCCGCCGCCGCATAGTCGGCTTCCAAGATGGCCCGGTCCATCATCTCCTGTCGTTCAGCGTCAGCCAGCGCCCGCTCCTGCTCCAAGAACCGCCAGCCGACCTTTACCCAGCCGTGGCCGACGATCAGGAAGTCTTTGACGGCCTGCTTGAACGGCTTACGGAAATCATGGTGCCGCCACAGGTGGTTGATGACCGCTTCCACGAACATGGCGCGGTCCCGGTCTTCCTCGTTGTTGGCGTGAACCACGATCTTCGGGTGGTTCACCGACACCGACGGGCCGATGACGTTCACCGTGGAGAACGCCAGATTGACCGAAATCAGATCGTCCATGCTGGCCGTCGTGCGCGGCCAATGGCGTCCCCGGTACAGGTCGATCATACGTCGCCACGTATCGTTGAACCCCTCCTGCTCGTGCCAGCGGCGCGACAGTTCGATACGCCGGTGGTACAGGTCGTGAAGTTCGACGCGCGTCTTTCGGGCCATCAGAAGTACGCCTTGTCCGGTAAGCGTTCCAGGTTACGTCCCTGAGCCAACGCCTCCTCCTTGGTTTTCCGGCCACGCTCCTCGCGGCTCAAATGCTGCTCGTTCGGGGGCAGCGTGGAACGATACCCCCGCCCCGTACCCACCCGGAGGGTGAGGAGTTTCTGCCGCCACTCCCACAACTCGTCCAACTCTGCCTCAGGCAGAGTGCCACGGTGGAGTCGGGTGTAGTCGCAGAACTCTTCGTATGTTGCTGTCCGGGCCAGAACGGCCACAGTTATGGACGCTTGGTATGCGGTGCAGCGTTGTGACCCTTCAGGTCCGGCTGCGGCTTTGACGGCTCAACCTTGCCCGTCACACCGTGCTGGTTGAACGGCGTAGAACGCACGCTGGTTTCCCCATAGCCGCCCGTCATATGAGCGTACTCAGGGTTACCAAACCGCTGCTTGGGTGAGTTCGGTGCAGCCGGTTCCCAAATAGGGTTGGCCGACACGGAACTGCCGCGCTCCATCTTGTTGTTCTTGCCCGTAGCGCCGTCAATGGTACGAGTACCGTTGGTGTGCGAAACGAACTTTCCTGCTGCTGACATGAAACCCCCGTTTGGTTCCCGGTATGAATCGTTACACGGTGTAACGATTCTCCTACCTACCTCCGATACGTGTCCCACGCATGGTGTGACCGCCAATGTGCATGGGATCTTTGGAATCCGTTTCCCGCATAGCCAGACGCTTCCACCAGTCAACCGTCCAATAATCGTCCACATGCTCAATGTACTCCGGGGAATGAGCGTACTTCCGCATCTGGTTCGCCAAAGCGAGGGCAATCACCCGGTCATCGAACGGTGATCCCGACATCGTTCCCCGCTCGTTCCGGGTGAACGTCCGCAACTCCCTGATCGTGTTCACGTCGTAAATGACCAACTCGTCGTTCCGCAACGCCATGCCCAGATCGTCCACCAGCAGAGGCTTAGAGGTTCGGGTGGTGCGCCACCCGAACTCCTGCGTGACCTTATTCGTCACCTGATTCAACGACCGCTTCCGAAACAACCGCGGGTACCCCAACTGGCGCAGCATGGTGATCGTCGTCAACCCGTGGTTGTTCGACTCCACGCAGCACAACGCATCCCGGTACCACAAACCCACATGGGTGACCTCAGCAGCCAACTCGTCGGGGGGAATATGGCCGTGCCACACGGCCACCTGCTCCCCGGTGGCGATATCCAACACCTGCACGCACGAATAGTCGCCGTGCCCCAACCCCTCAGCAGTATCCACCCCCATCACGTAGGCGTGCGTAGCCTCCGGGTCGCGCCACACCTCAAAACTCATTGGCGGAACTCCACGACCCTCGCATGAGTCTCATGGAGGTAACCAATGCGCCCCGCATAGCAGCGGGCCTCTAACGCTTCCAACACATCCAAGTCGAACACCGGGTTGCCGGACTTTACGAACGCCTCCTCCGGCGTCGTCGGGTACTCCTGCGCCAACTGCCACGACAGCATGGACACACGTTTGGACTCGTACCATGATTCGTCACGGTCCTCCGACGCTGACCACGGGAAAAACATCGGCGCGAACTTGTTGTTACCAGTTGACGCACCCGTCCACAGATGGTGGAAAAAGTTCCCAGAGCCGTTAGCAGTAGAGAGGCCAATAATGCGACCCCCGACATCAGCAACCGGTTCAATGGATGACCACGCTTCCTCAGGGTTCGGAAGGAACGCCCACTC